TTTTGTAAAAGAACAAGCAGAAGAACTAGCATCTTCAGATGCAAGTGTAAGAGCTATTGCTAAAGGTAGAACAATAACAGGTGGTATGTTTTGGGGTGTAGGAATTACTGCTGCGTTTAGTCTTAATGACCCAACAGCAAGAGTAGCTATAACAGGTGGATTACCTGCAAACAAAGCAGCTAGAGAAAAATTATTAGCTACAGGATTCTTACCTTATAGTTTTAGACTTCATGTTACAGAAGAAGATATACAAAAGTATGGATTAGAAGGTCAAGGTTATGAAGTAATATCACATCCTGAATTGCCTGACGTAAAGTATGTAAGAGGTGCAGATGGCAAACTAGCTTATAAATATATTAGTTATAAAAGGTTAGACCCTTTTGCAATGTTCTTATCTACGTCAGCAGATTTAGCAAAAGTTACTGGTCTATTAGGAGAAGAAGCACAGTTAGAAAAAGATAGTCTATATCAGGTTGCTATGGCTGCTATGTATAACAACTTAGCTGACAAGTCTTACCTAAGAGGTATTACAGAGTTAGTACAAGTGATGAGAAACGAATCTAGTCTTAATGGTTATCTAATGAACAGACTTGCAACTTTAGCTGTACCTTTAAGTGGTTTGCAGAAGAATATTAAGACTGCAATTAACTCAGGTTTGTTTGATGAAGACAAGTCAGGCAATATCAGAATGGATAGAAAGATAGCGTCAGGAGAGTTTGTTGGAGAAGATGGTCAACCAAGTCCTAAGTATGCACCAATGATAATGTTGGCAAGACTTATCAATGAAGTAAAGGGTAAAACACCTTTTGGTAATGCAAAGGCAAGACCAATGCAACATCACATAACAGGAGAGTTTATAAAAATACCTGTAGGTTTTGGTAAAGATGAATTAAATCCTTTTACAAGTGGTTGGTCACAAAAGTCATTATCAAACAATGATTTAGTCTTAACTGCTTTACAGGCAGTTGGTCAAGAGTTTAGTCCACCAACAGATGTACTAAAATCAGAAGATAAATTTGGTGGTCAAATACTTTTAGATTCAGATGAATTAGCAAACTTAATATCTGCAACTGCTTTTATTGAGTTATATGAAGGTGGTAAAAGACAAAGAATGTATGATGCAATGAATCAATTATTGTTAAGTTCTGCAGGTACAAGACTTTTAAATCTAATAGGTGCATTAGATAACAAAAGAGGTCAACCTATTACAAATGAAGACAGAAGAGATTTGTTTAGATTAACAGGTAATGAATTTTATTTAAACGCTGATTTTAACGATAGTATGAGAGTAGATATTATAGATTCAGCAAGAGATGATTTAGGTAAATTATTAAGTGGCATACATACAAGATATACAAAAGCAGCTAAAGAAGCATTTATAACTGGCAAAAATTTACCAAAGGGTGTAACTGGACTATCTAAAGAAAAGAAATTACAATATGATGAGAGGTTTCAAAAACTATTACTATGGGAATCAGGACTTCGTAAAAACGAAACTACTGAAAAACTCAAAACTTTTTTCTAAGCTATGGCTACCAACACCACTAATACGTTTACTAACCATACAGGAGACGGAACTGAAGTAAATTTTTCAATTAGTTTTAGTTATATACTTACTTCTGATATAGATGTTACTGTTGCAGGAGTCACAAAAACACTAGGTACACATTACACAATAAGTGGAGCAACAGTTACTTTTACAAGTGGCAATGTACCTGCTAATAATGCAGCGATAAAGTTTCAAAGAGATACACATATCAGTACAAAAGCTGTTGATTTTCAAGATGGTAGTGTTCTTACTGAACAGGATTTAGATAACAATACAAATCAAATATTATTTGCTCAACAAGAATTTCTATCTGATTATGTAAAAAGAGATGGTTCACAAACAATTACAGGCAACTTTGTTTTTGAAGGTGCAACTGATGATGATAATGAATTAACACTAGCAATAACAGACCCTACTGCTGATAGAACAATTACTGTACCTGATATTACAGGTACACTTATAACTTCAGCAGATACAGGCACAGTATCAAATAATATGATTGCTGCTGATGCTGTTACTAATGCAAAAATTGCAGATGACAGTATAGATTCTGAACACTATGTAGATGGGTCTATTGACAATGCACACTTAGCTAATGATGCAGTAAACGGAAATAAGATAGCTGATGATTCTATAAATTCAGAACATTATGTAGATGGGTCTATTGATACACAACATATAGCTGCCGATCAAATAACAAATGCTCTTATAGCAGATGACCAAATAGATTCTGAACATTATGTAGATGGGTCTATTGATCGTCAACATTTAGAAGCTGACATTATAGATGGTACGAAACTTGCAGATAATGCTGTAAATACTGAACATATTGCAGATGATGCAATTACAGTTAATAAACTTAATAATGGAGAAATTACAGCAGCTAAATTAAATCCTTCTGCTGTTATTAATACTGCTGAACACGCTTCAGCTACAACAAACGATCTATCTTTTTTAACGTCTGCTGCATCTGATGCTAGATACTTTAGGCAAGACTCTACAGAAACTATTGCTAGTGGAGATACATGGTCGGCTGGTGATTCTAAAATAGCTACTACAGGTGCTATTGATTTACGTGTTATAGAGCTTGTAGATAATGTAGGTGGTTTTGTACCTATAGCAAATGAAACAAGTTTTCCTACAGAAAATCCTGATATTAATACTAGCGGTACTGCTAAAAGTGGAACTATAGTTTCAGTTCAAGCAGCATCAACAGCTTTAACTGCACAATCAGGAACAACTCTAACTATTGCAAATGGTAGAGGAACAGGTAACGCAGTTATTATTACAGGTGTATCTGCAACGATACCTCAAGGTTTTGGATTTTTAGTAGAAACTACAGAAACAGATCATACATACGCATTTCATAGACTTATACCAAAAGCAACAGAGGTATCTACTGTAGCTGCAAATGCTGTAAACATAGCAGCAGCAGGGGCTAATGTAGTAGATATAAATAACTTTGCTGACCTTTATCAGATTAGCAATAACGCACCTACACAAAGAGCCGATACTTCAAGTTTACAAGTTGGTGACTTATGGTTCGATAGTTCATCTAACAAAGTTATGATGGTCTATGATGGCAGTTCTGGCGATGGTTTTACTGCTGTTACACCTAACGCATCTGACCTTGCTAACATTAATATTGTTTCTGGTCAATTAACATTTGTAGAAGATTTAGGTTTAATTACAGATGCTGTAAGCACAGGTACAGGTAATCAAACTTTAAACACAGTTGCTGGAATAGCTACTGACGTAACTACAGTTGCTGGAATACAATCAAGCGTAACTGCGGTTGCTGCTGATCAGGCAGATATAGGTGCTGTAGCAAATAAAGCAACAGAGATAGGCAGATTAGGTACTGCTGATGCTGTTGCAGATATGGCTATTCTCGGTACTACTGATGTTGTGGCAGACATGGCTATATTGGCTACTACTGATGTAGTCGCTGACATGAATACTCTAGGTACAGCAGATGTTGTAGCTGATATGAATACTTTGGCAACAACAAGTGTTGTTAATAATTTAAATACAGTTGCAGGTATAGCGTCAGATGTAACTGCGGTTGCTAATGATGCAACAGACATAGGTGCTGTAGCTGGTAAGGCAGTAGAAATAGGTAGATTAGGTACTGCTGATGCTGTAGCAGACTTAGCTATTCTTGGTACTACTGACGTAGTAGCAGACATGAATTTATTAGCTACTTCAGACGTGATTGCTGATATGGCCTTATTAGCTACTACTGATGTAATAGCAGATATGGCTTTACTAGCCACAACAGACGTAATAGCAGATATGGCTCTATTAGCTACTACTGATGTTATAGCTGACCTAGCTATTCTTGCTACTACTGATGTAGTGGCTGATATGAATACGTTAGCTACTTCAGATATTGTATCTGACATGAATACGTTAGCTACTTCAGCCAACGTAACTGCTATGTCTACTTGTGCTACAAATATTACTAATATAAATACGTTTGCTAATCGTTATCGTATTGATTCTTCTGCACCAAGCACAAGTCTTGATGTTGGAGATTTATACTTTGACACAACACAAAATGAGTTAAGAGTTTATAATGGCTCTGCATGGCAAGGTGGTGTAACAGCTACAGGTAGTTTGGCTGGTTTAACAGCTAATACATTTAGTGGCAATCAAACAATTAATGCAAACATTATTGTATCTGGAACTGTTGATGGTAGAGATGTAGCTGCTGATGGTACTAAATTAGATGGTATTGAAGCAAATGCAACAGCAGATCAGACCGCAGCAGAAATAAGAACACTTGTAGAAAGTGCTAGTGATAGCAACGTGTTTACTGATGCTGACCATACTAAGTTAAATGGTATTGAAGCAAGTGCAACAGCAGACCAAACTGCTGCTGAGATAAGAACACTTGTAGAGTCAGCAACAGACTCAAATGTATTTACAGACGCAGATCATACAAAACTAAATGGTATAGAAGCGTCAGCCACAGCAGATCAAACAGCTAGTGAAATAGTGTCTCTTATAAGTGGACAAACCATTGCACCTAATGTTATAACTACAACAAACCTAACTTTAGATTTTGGTTCAATAGCATAATGGCAAAATTATTAAAATTAAGAAGAGGGACAACTTCACAACATAGTAGTTTTACTGGTGCTGAAGGTGAAGCAACTATAGATACAGATAAAGATACTCTTGTAGTGCATGATGGTAGTCAAGCAGGAGGAAGACCTCTTGCTAGAGAAGATTTGACCAATGTTTCTAGTTCTACTATAACTGGAAGATTAGGTACAGGTTCTATTGCTTCAGATAAACTAGCTACTGATTCTGTTACATCAGGCAAGATAACAAACCTTAATGTAACTAGAGCAAAAATTGCTAATGATGCTATCAACGGAGATAAAATAGCAGATGATGCAATTAATTCTGAGCATTATACTGATGGGTCTATAGACCATGAACATTTAGCAAATGATATTATAGATGGTGATAATATACAAGATAACTGTATTAACTCCGAACACTATGTTAATGGAAGTATAGACCATGAACATTTAGCAAATGATATTATAGATGGCACTAACATTCAAGATGACGTAATTAATTCTGAGCATTATGTAAACGGAAGCATTGACCATGCTCACTTATCTAACGATTGTATAGATGGAGATAACATACAGAATGACTCAATTAATTCTGAACATTATGTTGCTGGTAGTATAGATCACGAACATTTAGCTAACGATTGTGTAGATGGTACTAACATAGCTAACGATTCAATCAATTCTGAACATTATGTAGCAGACTCTATTGATTCTGAACACTATGCACCTAACTCTGTAGATGCTGCTGCTTTAGCACATACGTCTGTAACTGCTGGTAGTTATGGTTCTGCAACAGCAATTCCATCATTTACTGTAGATGCACAGGGTAGATTAACAGCAGCATCAACCAATGCTTTGTCTGCTGGTGGTATGACTCTATTGTCAACTACAAGTATTAGTGGTGGTGGAACTGGTAATATAAGTGTAAGTTTGTCAGGTTATCAATATTTATATGGAATGATATATTCTGTCACTAGATCTGGTGGCGGTAACATAGGTGATTTACGACTAAGGTTTAATGGTAATTCTACTAGTGGTATATATAATTATGTTATGAACAGAATGGATAATAATGGCTCTCATTCGACTATGGCTCATAATAATCAAAATGCTTTTTACGTTAATATGACAGGAGTTGCAGGTTATACAAGTGGTATAAACTTTGCTTATTTCCATTTACATCTTATAAATGAAGGTGTTAGAAAACCATTTAACATGAACGCTGGTGGAGAATTAAGTTCTGGACGTATAGTATTATGGACTAATGGTTTTCTTAATTTAACAGCAGCTATAACTCAAGTCTCAATTTCTGGATCAGACAGCGATTATAATGGTGGTACAATAAAATTATTTGGAGTTAAATAAATGTTTATCAATGTAGATCAACAATATCTAAACGATAGAGCCGAGTGGTGTAGAGCTAATCTTACTGAAGCATATATGTTAAATCAGTTACGAGCTACTAGAAATATGTTATTAGAACAAACAGATGTTTTAGCTTTAGGAGATAGAACATTATCTGATGAATGGAAAACTTATAGACAAGCTTTAAGAGATTTACCAGCTAATACAACTGATGTCTATAAACCTGTTTATCCAACACAACCTTCAAGTTAAGAATGGCAAAAGCTACTCTTGAAGAACTACAAGCAGAATTACAAGATATTGTTAAAAAACATAATCAAGCACAACAGGTTGTTAAACAATGCCAAACAAGGTTTACTGAATTAACAGCTATCATAAAAGATAGAACTACCCCTGAGTCTAATGCTTAAAGGAAATCAAAAAAAAATTGATGCCAATAAAGATGGCAAGATAAATAAAAAAGATTTTTTATTACTTCAATTAGCAAGAGCAAAGAAGAAAAAGAATGGAAATAAATCTGCCTGATTTACCAGATACAGATCATATTCTCGTACCACCTAAAACAATTTTTTATCCACCTGTGGCAGAGATTCCATATCTAGACC